ATGGTACTATGAGGAAAAACCGTGTATAGCTCTCTGAATATTTACAATCAGCCTGTAACACTAGCTCCTACAACGGTTGCAAGTCCTAATGCTGCCTATCAGAGAATGGCAAATTTCTGGGGTCTGGTTGAAGATTTGAAAGAGGGAACATATAAGATTAGAAGTGAACATAGAAAATATTTAAATCAAGAGCCAAGAGAAACTGATGATGCTTATGATACAAGGCTTGCAAGGTCAACAGTAGTGCCATATCTGCAACGTATCGAAAAGATGTTGTCAGGTATGTTGGTAAGAAAACCAATCAGACTTGATGATGTTTCAGATCTTGTTCGTGAGCAGTTATTTGATGTTGACCTTGAGGGTAATGATCTTAATGTTTGGTTATATCAAACAGCTAGGGTTGCGATTTCTTTTGGTCATGTCGGTGTTTTAGTTGACGCACCGAAAGATGGAGAAAAGGCAAGACCATATTGGGTTACTTATGCTCCAAAAGATATTCTTGGTTGGAGGACAGAGATTATTGACGGTGTAAGAAAATTGACTCAACTGCGATTAATGGAACAGGTTGTTGAATCTGATGGTAAATATGGAGAAAAGATTGTAAAACAGATCAGAGTATTAGAGCCTGGGCGATATGAAATCCATAGGAAAAACAATAAAGGTGAATATAAATTACATGATGAAGGAGAGATGAGCATAAAGGATAAGATTCCTTTTTCTGTTGCATATTCAAACAGAGTGGGAATGTATGAAAGTCGCAGTCCTTTATATGACATAGCAGAACTAAACCTAAAGCATTACCAGATACAGAGTGACCTTGATAATATTCTGCATATCAGTTCTGTTCCATTACTTGCAGTTTTTGGTTATCCAAACGCAGATGAGATAACAACAGGGCCGAATGAAGCATTATCATTACCACCNGAATCGAGGATGGAATATGTCAGCCCATCGGGTGACAGTTATGACAGCCAGTTTACAAGATTGAAAGATATCGCAGAACAGATTAATACATTGTCATTAGCTGCGGTACTTGGGCAGAAGTTGGTGGGTGAGTCAGCCGAGGCCAAAAGAATTGATAGATCACAGAACGACAGCACGATGATGGTCATTGCTCAACAGATGCAAGATCTGATTGATAACTGTCTTAAGTTTCATAGCGAATATCTTAATGAGCCTAATGCTGGCAGCAGTTTTGTAAATAGAGATTTTGTAACAGCAAGATTAGAACCACAGGAAATTCAATCATTACTTGCATTATTTACTGCTGGTACTATCAGCCAAGAAACATTGCTCACACAACTTAGCAGTGGTGAGATTCTCGGTGATGATTTTTCAGTAGAGGAAGAAGTTGAGGCAACACAAGCTGGTGGGCTGATTGAAATGGAAGCCTCAACCCAAACAGATGAATCATAATAAATGGCAGTTCCAGAAGCTTTTTATCGTGAAGCGATTGATTTGAACAGATACAGCAATAAGGTTCAGTTTCAAATTGCTAGTCAATTCAATGAGGTAATTTTAGATGTATTACGAAAGATAAGAGATCTTGAGGGCAACAGCCCAACTACAACTGCAAGACTGCGATCAATATTGGCACAAATGGTTGATAGTTTAAAAGGTTGGGAAAATGAAAGCGCAGTTTATATGATTGATGAATTGCAAAACTTAGCAGAATTTCAAGTTGGTTTTGTTAAGGATCAATTGCAAAGAGTTTTACCAAAAGGAGAGTTTCAGGTAAACACAGTTGCTGTTTCTCCTGACTTTGCAAAATCTATTGTCACAAAAGATCCGACTGCTATGACCATAAGATTAAGAGATAAAGATGGTGTGTTTAGATCTGCTCAGTTTGCATTGACTGCAAAAAGAGGATCGGAAATATCATTACCAAATGGCAAAAATGTAAAAAAATCATTTAGAGGTATTGCTGAAGATTCTGCTTCAAGACTTTCAAAAGCAATCAGACTTGGTGTTTTGGAAGGTGAATCTTTACCAAAGATTGTAAGAAGGTTAAAAGGGCCAAACCTTAGATTTAATGCCAAACCACAAAATGCAATCGCATTGAACTCTGCTTTAAAAAATTCAGAGGGGATGCTTTTATCAAATAAACAAATACAAACTGTTGTAAGAACAACTGTAAACCAGGTACAAAATGCAGCAAGTCAGGCGGTATATGCAGCAAACAAAGATATCACTGGAAGGTATCAATATGTGGCAACGCTTGATGCAAGGACAAGTTCTATCTGTCAAAGGTTAGATGGTCAATTGTTTAGATATGATCAAGGGCCTGTTCCTCCACAACATTTCAACTGCCGATCAACTACTGTTCCTGTTATTGATGATGATGATTTGGCAAGGGCTTTTCCTAATACAAGACCAAGTGCAACAGGTCGTGTTCCTCAAAACACAAACTATGCAAACTGGTTGAAAGATAATCCTGATGTACAGGACAAGGTATTGGGGAAAAAGAAAAGATATTTCAATTATTTGATGAGTCCTAAAAGAGGTACAAAACAACTAAACGCCACAAATGCCTTAAAAAAAATTATCCGTGAAGATGGAACAGAGCTAACATTGAAGGAACTAGCTGCAAAATACAAAGATGCCAATTAAAAAAGGAAAGTCACAAAAGACAATCACTGGCAATATCAGAATGTTGATGAAAGAAGGCAAGTCAAGATCACAAGCTGTGGCGATAGCTTTATCAACTGCTAAAAAACGCAAAAAGAAGTAATTACAATAGGTACATAAAACACTGCTGTTGGTTTTGTTGCGAGAAACTAAAATACCGCAGTAGGAAATACGATAAGTACATAAAACACTGCTGTTGGTTTAATTTATATAAAGCTAGTTATTGCAATGGTTTTTACTCTTACAAGTGGTTACTATAATATTGCTATTGGTAATTACTATTGGTATATATAACACAGCTATTGGAAATACCAAAGGTTACTAAAACACAGCAGTAGGAAATACAAGCGGTACTAATAATACAGCAGTTGGTTAAATTGCATGAAACTAAAACACAGCAGTTGGTTGTTTTACACAAAAGGTAGTTATTGCAAGACTTTTAACTACCACAAGTGGTGAGCATAATATTGCTATTGGTAAATACCATTGGTAACGATAATACTGCTGTTGGCTAAAAGCTTTGTTTTAAAAACAGCTAAGAACCGCAAAAGGAAGTAATATAAAGACAGCTACTTTTATTGTCATGCCTTCACACTACGGATCAATGAAGCCAAAGGGTAAAAAGAAAAAAAAGAAGGGAGGTAAAAAATAATGGGATATACATTTAAAGTCCAGACTTATGATGAGTCAAAACCAAAGGTTGAAAACTGTGAAGTGAAACCTAAAACTACTAAGAAAAAATCCAAAAAGTGACTAAAAAAAGAAGGCGAGTTCCAAAAGACAAAAAGACAGGTGTTCCTAAAAAATATCTGTCTGGAGCAAAGAATAAGAGAGCGAAAGCTGCTGAGATCAAGAGAACTGCCGAAGCCTACAGAAAAGGAGAGTTTATTGATATAAAGGCTGTATCTAAATCACGCACCAAACAAAATGTCACAGGCAAAAAGAAGAAAACCACTAAGCGAAAGCGTAAAAGCTAGTCTTAAGAAAAAGGCAGAAGGCACTCGCTTTTTTTATGGTGAACTTGCAGAAGTTTATCGTAAGGGACAAGGTGCATATCTTTCTGCTGGATCTCGTAATGTGCCGATGGGTGCGTGGGCAATGGGCAGGGTAAATAGTTATATGACAGGTAAAGGTGGAGCAAGAACAGCAGACGCTAAAATTTATTCAAAATATCAAAAGAAAAGATAATGGCTCCACTAACAAAAAAACAAAAAGAAACCTTGAAAGCTCATTCAGTGCATCATACTAAAAGGCACATGAATTACATGGTTAGAAAAATGCGTGAGGGCATGAGTTTTGCGAGGGCGCATAGAATGGCACAGGAGAAGATAGGCAAATGACATTAAGTAAAAAAGAAAAGATAGAACGTAAGCTGAAAAAGTATGGCTTAACAGAAGTTAACAAA